CCACGTCGACCGTCACGCTGCCGGCTTCGTCGAACACGTGGCCGCCCGTCCAGCTGGTCAGGGCCACGGTGGTCACGCCGAAGATGCCGCGGCTGGTGAAGGTGCCGGCCTCGGTGTAGTCGCCGCCGCTGCTGCTGGCCATCAGCCGCGCGCCGGGCCAGCTGGCGTTGGTGCTCACCGGCTTGGCCACGGCATAGATGCCGGGGGCGTTGTCGGCGTCGCGCAGGATGGGCATGTCCAGAAGCGCCAGGCTGGTGGGACCGGGCAGCGACACCGTGAGCGCAGGCGCGTAGTCGTCGATGGTGACGCCGGCACTGGCCAGGGCGTTGGCATCGTCGCTCACCCACTCCCAGCGCACCACCATGCCCGACTGCTCTCGCCGCACGATGCGCACGCGGTACGTGCTGCCGTCTTCGTCGGTCAGCGTCACCACGTCGGTGGGCGTCCACTTGGCGTAGCGCATGTCGAGGCCCAGCGTGCCGCTCAGGCGGCCGGCGTAGCCGTCTTGCACCATGGCGTCGGCAATGCCCTTGGCTTCGGCGGCCGTCAGCGCCAGCGGCACCTGCACGGTGGCGGTGCTGATCACGTCGCTGAGCAGGCGGTCGCTGTGCTCGGTGGCGGTGTTGTAGTCGGCGTCGTCGTTGGCATAGGTCAGCGACACCTGCGCGGCGATCTCGGTGTCGTTGGCCACGTCCAGCGGCAGGCGCTCGTCGGGCGTTTCGCCTTCGGCCGCGCCCAGGTCGTCCCAGGGCAGCGTGGCCGCCGAAGCTCCGCCGCGCGGCACGAAGTAGAGCTTGTCGGCGTTGTAGGCCTCGAAGAAGTAGGCCGCTGCCAGCTGCTCGAGCACTGCGCGCACGGTGCTCACCTGGCTGACGGTGAGGGCCCGCACGGGCGTGGAGACGGCCGCCAGCGCACTGGTGTCGAAGACGGCCGCATCGGCGCCGGTGCGGGCCAGCAGCGCGTCGACGGTTTCGCGCAGGGTGGGCTGCGTCAGCGTGACGCTGTCGAACACCACGCGCAGGCGGGCATCCTGGCCGCCGCCGGGCAAAGCCACGGCCCAGAGGTCGCCGCCGTTGATGCTGTAGCGGGTGCCGGTCTGGCCGTAGGCAATGCCGCCGGTGAAGTTCTTGGCCAGCACCCAGGTGCTGCCGCCTTCGAGCCTGTACAGGTCGTTCGACCCGTTGTAGCAGTAGACCGTGCCCAGGTCATCGGTCATCAGCGCCGCATACTGGCTCATGCCGGCCGGCACCGACAGCGTGGCCTGCAGCGACAACGTGGCGAGGTCGAGCTCCCAGATCGCCGTCGGCGCCAGGGTGCCCTTGGCCTCGAGCACATAGACCTGGTCGCCCGAGATCGTGATGCTGAGCGCCTGGGCCGGCAGCGCCGCGCCCATGACCGAGTGCGTGCCGCCTGCGGTGCTGTACTTGTAGATCCTCTTGTTGCCGCCGCTGTTCCAGTCGCCGATCAGCACGACGTCATCGCGCCGACAGAAGACGGTCAGCAGAGAACCCACGTTGATGTTGTAGGGCAGCGTGAACAGCGTGCCGGCGCCTTCGTCGTTGTACCAATAGGCCGAGGTGCTGCCCACGTTGATCAGGAACGAGCCCGACACGTCGCTGCTGGCCCAAAGGGCATTGAACCCGTCGACAACTGGCGTGTAGCTGCCCACGAACTCGGTTTCTTCCAGGCCCAGCGTGAAGCGATAGACGTCGATGCGGCTGACGCCATACCGCATGTGCTGGGTGAAGCTCGGCAGGCTCATGCCCGGAATGCCGCCATTCTGGCCTGTGGTGTACGGGAATGTGTCCAGCGTGGTGGCGGTGCGGCCCTGCTCGTCGCCTTCGGTGTAGACCTCGAACGTGAAGTTGGGGATCTGCCCGCCGCTGCCCAGCTGCACGCCCTCCAGGAACACGGTGCCGCGGCCGCGGTAGGCGGGTGCGTTGCCCACGCCCACGGCGGCCTCGTAGGTGGGGTCGGGCAGCTGGTCGCTGCGGCCTTGGTACACGCTCATCCGGCGCCACGACGTCTGAGATTTGCCGCTGAGCACGCTGGTGGTGCTGCTGTCGCTGCGCTTGGTCCAGACCAGCTTCCCGTTGGACCACACGCGCGAGACGCCCATGATCTGGTTTGACGACAGGCCCAGCAGCAGATCCACCTCGTAGGTGTAGGTGGTGGTCTCGACACTGGGGCCGCCCTTGCCGGCCTCGGTGGTGGTGGCGATCTCGCGCTTGTCGCTGGCCCACCAGACCTGACCAGCCACGCGCGGGTGGCCCACCAGGTAGGCGATGGGCTGGCCGTACTCGGTGCCGCTGACCTTGAGGTCTTCGAGCCGCGGGCCGCGCTGTTTCTGGGCCGGCGCAAAGCTGGCGCCGATGACGCTGCCCAGCGTCCAGCCGATCTGCGCACCCTGAACCCCGCCGATGGCAAAGCCGGCCGCTGCGCCGGCTGCCGAGACGACAAGCTGCGCCATGTCAGGCCACCCCCGGCAGCGCGTAGCTGGCCCGGTAGCGCATGCCGGCGCCCAGCAGCAGGCGGTGCTCGATCACGCGCCCGGCATTGCTGGCGGCATGCACCAGGGCCAGCCCGCCGTGGCGGTAGGGCACCAGGATGCCCATGTGCTGGGGGTCGGCGTCCAGGCTGACCACCAGCACGTCGCCGGGCTGCATGGCGTTCTGGGGCACGCGGCGCATGCTCTGGGTGCAGACGTCCAAAAGCGTGCCGTCGGGCTGGCGGCCGTAGCCCTGCACATCGAAGTCGGGCGGAACCAGGCCCAGGTTGCGCGCCACGCCGATGACAAGGCCGGCGCAGTCTACCGCCACGCCCTGCGTGCGGTGCTGGTGCACCCATGGCGTGCCCAGCCAGGCGCGGGCCTCGGCCACGATCTGTGCGCGGGTGACGCTGCTCATTCTGCGTTGGGCTCCGGGCTGGCGGTGAGGTCGTCCACGGTGGGCCGGTGCGGCTCGCCCTGGAAATTGAGCACGTTGTCGAACTTGGCCAGGCAGTCCTCGGCCAGGCGCTTGCGGCAGCCGGCGTGCACGCTGTACGTGTCGCCCACCTGCACCACGCCCAGCGCCGGCACCGCCAGCGTGAAGGTGTCGGCGGCGTACAGCCGCACGCGGGCGCTCAGGCCGTTGTTGTTGCCGCTGGTCCAGGTGAGCGTGCCCTCGGCGAAATAGTGGTCGGCCTCGGTGCGCGCGGTGTCGGTGAACACCGTCTGGCTGGTCACGCCTGTCAGCGTGCCGGTGACGGTGTAGCTGGCCAGGTTGATGCCGCAGGCCGCGTCACCCAGACGTGCGCGGCATGTCTTGGTGCTGACGGCACCCACCGGCTGCTGCAGGTACTGCTGCAGGCCGCGCAGCTCGACCACATAGGCGCCGCGCTGAGGCTTGACCTGGCCCAACGTGCCGGCCATGAGCACGTCGCGCCCATCGGCCGGCGTGCGCCAGTTGAACAGGAACAGCTCGAACGCGGCGCCGTCCCAGCGGCCGGCCAGGATGTCGGTGCGGGTGAAGATGGTGTCGTCCGGCAGGATGGTCAGCTCGGTGTTGTCCACCGCCATGCCGGCGCTGCTGGCCAGGCTCTGCACATCCAGGCCGGGGCCGGCCTTGTACAGCACGCTGCTCACGGTCACGTCGCGCTGGTGGCTTGTGAAGCCGTAGACCGCGGCGTCCTTGCGCGTGATCTTCAGACCCCAGGCCAGCGTGGTCTGGCCAGTGGCGTAGTGCGCGGCCAGGTTGGTGGGTACGGTGCGCGGCATGGCGGCGCCTCAGACCAGGATCTCGACGATGGGGATCTCGCCCCACTCGTGCAGGATGCCGTCGGCCGGCGTGCGGCCCAGCATGCGGCCGCGCAGGGCGTCGGTGTCGAACCGCATGGGCACGTCGAACTCGCCCGACCACGTGAGGTTGGCCGCGGTACGGCTGATGGCGGTGGTGACGATGCCGGTGGTGGCGTCCAGGGTGTAGTCGGTGGTCAGCGTCAGCGTGACGCCGGTGTCCTTGAGCTCGAAGCCGGCGGCCAGGGGCTTCTGGATCAGCCGGTCTTGCGTCTGCGCACCGCTGGTATAGCGCTTGACCAGCTGAAACGTGGTGCCCGTGATGCCGCTGACGACGCCAGATTCGGTGCCGCTGTGCGTGGCGCTGTGGTCGGCCCAGTCCTTGAAGCGCCAGCCGTTCTGGCGGCCCATGCCCACGGCCAGGAAGAAGGCGCGCAACTCGGCAAAGTCGCTGGCCTTGTTGATGCCCTGGCTGACGTCCCAGGCGTGGCGCGGGTACTGCCAGTTCGCGTTGCGCGCCTCGCGCCCGCTGGCCAGCGACACCACCGAGGTGCTGAAGCCGGGCCCGCCCTGGGCGCCGATGGCGATGCGGTCGGGGAAGCGCGGGGTTTCGATGAAGGCCATGGCGTCAGTTCATCCGGCGGGCTGCGGCCTCGAGGCCGCGCGCCGCAGCGGCGGCCAGCTGCTGCTGGGTGCGGCGGTCGGCGGGGCCGTTGAGCATGAAGGTTTGCTGCACCGTCATGGCGCCCGCCATGCCTCTGCTGGGCTGTACGGAAAGTCCAGTTCTACCGCCAAAGATGGGCTCTGGTCCGCGCTCGCCTGCAATGCCCCAGCGGCCCGGCGGCAGAAAGCCGCCATCGGCAAAGAAGCCGCTGAAGAATTTGCCGATCAGGCTGGCGAACCCGCCACCGTCTCCACCACCACCAAAATCTCCTGCCATTGCTGGAATGTTCTGCAAAGCAGAACCACCGCCAAACAACTTGCCGAAGATGCTGCCGATGTCCAGTCCGCCGCCGCCACTGCCAACAAAGCCGCTGATGGAATTGCCCAGCGGCTCGGTGACCAGCTTGCGGGTGATGATGCGCAGCAGATCCTGCTCGAGCCCGCCCAGCACGTCGCGCAGGCTCTTGCCGCCGACGATGGCATCCTCGAAAGCGCTGCTGAACGTCAGCCCAAGGTCGTTGGCAAAGCTGTCGAGCTTCTTGCTGGCCTCGCCCGCGCCGCGCAGGCCCTGCGTGGCCACGGTGACGGCCTGAGCCCATTGGTCGACGCTGATCTTGCCGCCGGCAAAGGCGGCATTGATCAGCTCGATGTCCTGCAGCGCAGACTGCAGCGCGCCGCCCGGCGTCTGGCTCAGGATGTCCTGCAGGCGCTGCGCCTGCTCGGCGGCCTTCTGGGCGGCGGGGTCCAGTTCTTCCAGCGCCTTGCGCGTGGCGTCGATGGCTTCGGCCGTGGCCGCGCCGCCCACGCCAGCGGACTGCAGGCCCAGCAGCTCGGCCAGCTGCTCACGCAGCGCGGCGATCTTGGAAACGTCGGCACTTTCGATGGCGCGCAGCGCGGCCTGCAGGCCCGGGGCCAGCTCTTGCGAGAACCCGACGTCGGCGCCGAAGCCGCTGCCCAGGTCGCTGAAGTCGGTGGGCTTGAACTTGTCGGCCTTGCCGGGGATGGCGGGCAGCGTGCCAGCCAGCCTCACCGCAGCAGGCGGCACGACGCTGCCGCGCCCGCCACCGGCGCCCAGCGTGCCCTGCGCGCTCGCCACGCGCTGGTAGAACTCCAGCAGCTTGCGGGCCTTGTCCAGGTCTTTCTCGGCGCCGCTGATCTGCAGGCTGTCGAGCAGGCCGCCGCTGGCCTTCAGGCGCGCGATCTCCTGGCCCAACTCGGCCACGCGCTGGGTGTAGAAGGCCACCCCATCGGCTTCGTTGCTGAAGGCCTTGGCGCCCAGGCTGACGCTGATGAATTCGCCGAATCCGCTGAAGGTCTTGGTGGCGGCCAGCACGCGCTCGATCACGGCATTGAACGCAGGCACCAGGCGCGCGGCCAGCACGTTGGCCACGCCGTCGATGTTCTTCTGCAGCCTGCTCAGGTTGTCGTTGAGCTTTTCGCTGTTGCTGGCAAAGTCGCCGCCGATCACCAGCCCCAGCTGCTCGGCCTCGCGCTTCATGTCGGCCAGCGCGATGCTGCCGCCGTTGAGCAGGCTGATCAGCTTGGCGCCGCTGCGCGATCCGAACAGCTCGGCCGCGGCGTTGGTCTTGGCAATGCCGTCGGGCAGCGCCGCAAAGCGGTCTGCCACCTCGTCCAGGATCTCGCTGGTGTTCTTCAGCGTGCCGTCTGAGCGCTTCACGCTGACGCCCAAGCGGTCGAACATCTCGGCCGGGGCCTTGATGCCGTCGGCGGCGTCTGAGGCCACCTTGGACAGTTTGATGAGTGCCGCGGTCAGCTCGTCCTGACTCACGCCGCTGAGGTCGGCCGCGTAGTTGAGCGCGGTGATTTCCTCGGTGAGCAGGCCCACCTGCCGCGCTTGCTTGGCCGCGGCGTCGGCGGCATCGATGCTGCCTTTGACCCAGTCGGTCACCTGACGCACGCTGACGGCCGCGGCCAGCGCCGCGCCGATGCCGGCCGCCACGCTGGCCACGCGCGAGAAGGCGCGCTCCATGCGCTGGCTGTCCTTCTCTGCCAGGCGGGCGGCCTTGTCCATGCCCTGCTGCAGGCCGGCGAGCCGCGCCTCGAGGTCGATCGACAGGGTGGCGAGTGCCATGGTTCAGTCCTTCGCGTTCGCGGGCTTGTGGCGCTTGATCACGTCCAGGCCGTGCAGCAGCAGTTCGATTTCGGCATCGGGAACATCCAGCATGGCCAGCACGGCGGGCATGCCGGCCCAGTCGACGGCGCCCATGCCGTTGCTGAGCAGGTTCCAGGCGCGGATGGCCATGTGGCTGGCTTCGGTGGGCTCTGGCGGTGCTTCGCCCTCGTACTGGATGCCCGCCTGCGCATCCAGCAGGGCGGTCAGTTTCCCTTGGCGGCCTCGCGCTGCTCGATGAACTTGAGCACGTCGGCCTGCACCGCCTCGGCCACGGTCTTCAGCCACGCCACGTTGTCCAGGGCCAGCTCGCGCCAGGCGTTGGGGCCGAAGGGCACGGCCTCGTCCTGGCTGCCCAGGGCCGGGCCGAAGATGCCCGCCGCAGTGAACCCGGGGCCGCGCCAGTCGACCACCAGATCGGCATACGCTTCCAGCGTGCCGCCCTGCAGCAGCGCCGGCATGCGGGCCTCTGCAGGGCGGCGGATGCGCACCTCGCGCTGGTCGTCCAGGCGCACCCAGCGCTCGCGCCCGGCCAGGATGCGGGCGGTGACGGGGTCGGTGCTCATCAGACGTTGGGCTTGAGCGGGAAGGCCGGGACAATGATGTTGAAGCTGCCCGTGCCACCGGCGCCGACATCCACGTTTTCACCCGGCAGACTGGGCGAACCGTAGGCCACGCGCAGCACGGTGCCGGTGGACACCTTGGTGATCTTGACCAGGATCTTCCCGCCGCCAATGGCCTGGCTCGCCACGTAGGCCAGCGCCGCGCTCATGGTTTCGGGGCTGCGGATCTGCACGGTGAGATCCTGCGACCCCAGCAGGCCGGCGACGTTGCGGGTCTTGATGTCCGTCAGCCGCGTGTCGTCGATCTGTGCAGCGGCGGCATCTGGCAGGCTGTAGTTGTAGGCCTCGGTGATGACGCCCCAGGTGGCCGCGGCGATCAGGTCGCCGGCCGTGAAGGTGCTGTAGTTGGTGGTGTTGAGGCCCGCGAGCTCGAAGGTGTCGGTGGCGGCGTTGTCCGTGAGCACGGCCTGCTCGTGCGCCTCGACCATGCCCGCGGCGATGCTGAGGTAGCCCACGGTGCCGTCGGCGATGCCATGGGCGGTCTTGCTGGCCACGCCGGGGCTGGCCTTGGTGATGGCGGTCAGGGCCGCGGCGGCGGCAAAGGTGAGGGCGACTTCGACCTTGATGTCGCGCCCGACGATGGTGGTCATGATGCAGTCCTTTCAGACGGTGGTGAATCGGGCGGCGCCCGGGAACAAAAAGGCCAGCACGCGGCTGGCCTGGAAACGGGTTTCGGTGGCGGGTTTCATTCCCACCACTCGGCAGTCAGCACGGTGGCGTCGAGCCCGAGCTCGGGGTCGGCACCGGTGGCGCGCAGGGTGACCACGCGGCCGTCGGCCAGCAGCGCGGCCAGTACGGCGTCGGCCACGGCGTCGGCAGTGCCGGCGTCGTCGGCCCAGCACTCCACGCGCACCTGCACCTGGTTGGCATGCAGGCTGTTGTCGAGGCCGTACAGCGGGGTGTGCTGCGCGG